CGCGCATTTTCGACGAATGTCTCAAATGATCCAACCCAACCCAACAATCTAAAGGAAGAGGAATGGTGTCATTACGGAGGTCTGCCATCACCTAAAGCATATATGTAAGCATGCTAAAGCATGTGTCTGAGAGTGTACGACTTTGATCAATACTACATATCATTAGATATAAGATCAATGGAGAGATACCGTGGTAGTAAGGTAGATAGAGGGTAAACAACCAAGTGTTAGCCTAAAGCATATCAATTAAGTGTAACGTATATATTAATATATTGATATACATATAGTTTTATATTGAGATATATTGTTTGTATAGAATAATACCTATAGGATGTATGGAATGAAAGGAAATTATATCAGGCATGCACCCCTCTCCAATATTTTTTTTTCTATATAGAGGAAAATAACCCACCAAACAGTTGTCTATATGCGTAAATTTTCTTATATTAAGGTATATTAATAAAGATAAATAAAGGTTATGACGTATTCAGACAAAGTTAAGAGTTCAAAAGTAATGTTAGACATCATCAAGTCCATGGAGGATGAAGAGAGTATTAAGTTTACCTACGGCAAAGGTTATAAAGGAGAGCCTGAGGTATATAAGATCAATTGTTATAAGGATGGTATAGATGGTAAAACGTCTTATAGTATCTGGAATAACTTTAATGGTATGAATGTATCTTCTTTGGGTCCTACTACGGTTAAGTGTTATACATTTGATATGATGTCTCAGAGAACTACATATAACTTCCCGTTAAATGAAATGATAATGGTTGAAGGATAGATAAATCCTATGGGGTATTAGTTGCCTCCTAAGGATATTTTTCTTATATTTAAGTATAAAGCAATAAAGGTTATGAGTAATATAGAGTATTTAAAGAGTTATGTAGGTAAGATGTTTAGTGACAATTTTAGTTCTACCGGGACCAGTCTATTGATTAGAGTGGAAGAGGATATGAATAAGGCCTACTACATGGAGTGTTATAGTCAATATGCCAATGTGTCTGGTAGAAGAGCTGATGGTAGTAAGAGAACAGATAAGTTGTATCATCCTACACCGGGTTTAAATACAATGTCTATCGCTCAGTTAGAGAGATGTATAATAGGTGTAGTATAAATTATTAATTAAATTAAATAAAGGTTATGAAGAAGAAGTTAGATTTAAATCCTGCTACTGATTATGTGAAGTACCTCAACGGCTATATGCCTAAGATTGAGCATTGGCAAGCAAAGTTTGATGAGGCTAAGAGTAACAATGATTTCGATGGTATGAATGAGGCACTAGATAGTCTTATATACTTTGTTAGTAAACAAAAATTGATCTATGGTTAATATATTAAGAGCCGTAATGGTAGTAGCTGGTATTATAATAGTATATGGTATAGGTTATGCCTTTATACAGCTGGTTAATGGTATACTATATCAGATCTTTATACATCCAGAGCGTACATGTGTTATAGTCTTATCTATATTAGGCATATGGGCGGGTATAGAGTATGTAATCAAACGTATAAACAATTCCAAGGTATAACCTTACCTTCCTAAGTCCTTCGTTAACTCGTCCGGTATCCTGCCGGTCGGGTGAAGGCATGTAGATATCATGGTGATAGAACAGTGACAGTAAAGTTCCCTAAAGGGTTGGTCCTCTGCAAGATTCTACCATACCTAATCGCATACTTCCTATAGAATTTTGGTATATAGTAATATATATGTATATATGTTAAGCTATTAAACTCCACATAGCACTCACAACACCACCTAATACAAACAAACATAGCATTCCTACTATTAAAGCAAATACGGTATCTCCTAACATACCTAATACTTGTTTACCTAGTTGTTTATTTTCTTCTCTATTGCTCATTACTTTAAATCTTCATGTTTATCCCTATACTCACGGGTCTTAATTGTCTTTTGTTTAGACTTACGCTTGGCATCCGAAGGTTTTGTATAGTGTTTACGTTCTCTCTGTTCTTTCAACAGCTTTGTATCCCGTACCTTACGTTTATACCTCTTTAATGCTCTTGCAATGTCCTCACCTTTCTTTAATAGTATTCTTAACATTTATATGTTTTATAGTACATAGGCTATCTATGAGTTGTCTAACTGGATTGTTCCTTCTTTGACTAGCTCTTGATATGCCATATCTATGAGTTCATTCATATCTTTACGTTGTCCTTGCTTGGTCGACCGTATTTCTCCGACCCTTTTAAGTAGCTCTACGTTTTTACCTTGAGCGTATGCAATATACAGTAAATCTTCTCCAGTACTCATCTATATTTTCTATACCTTATTATATTAAATAATATAAGAAATTTTTGGGGAAAAAACAACTAATATTGAAATTTTTTTTTTGCAAATTTTTTGATCTATACAAACATGCTATTTATTAATGATGGAAAAACTAGACCCACATACGTTATTTAGCATCTTCGAACAAGGAGATGAAGAGGTATATAGAGAGCATGGACACGATGATGTCTTAGATAACCCTTTTGTCCTTATGGGGATGGTGTTAAGAGGTTTAGAGAACTATAAGCTTATGGTATTAATGTATACTCGTAAGTATCCAGAGCAGTTTAAAGCAGCAGAACCAGGTATTAAAGGTAAGTACTACGATAAGATGTATGGATATCTTAATAGATTGGATTTAAGAAAGATAGAGACTGCTTTCCGTATAGGCAAAAGCTATTCAAAGGATGAGATACAATTAGCTTTAGATGATCTAATAGAGCATTATATAAGTGTTGAGCAGTATGAGAAATGCGCTAAAATCGTTCAATACAAAGATCTCTTTATTTTAGAAGAAGTTTACCAAATAATTAATAAATAACTGTCACTTTAGTTGCCTAGTAACTTAATTTTTCGTATATTTAGATATAAGATAAAAAGATAAAGGTTATGGCAAATTCAAACACACACACAATTTCAAATCAAAGTCAATTCGATGAAACTCTTATGTGGGTCTCAGATCTCTACAAAGACGTTAATGGTTTCAGACCTAGAGGGTATAACTTCCATAATTGGTCTTTCCAGGAGCTTGCTGATTTCGTTACCGACCTTATGTTAGTAAACTCAAAGCAAGTCGAAGATGAGAGGGCTTGGGAGAATAAAGCTATTAAGGATGTAATGTCTGTAGGGGCTGATGATAAGGAGACTGCTCTTAGATGGTTAGATCAAGCCGATGCTTACTTTATGTACGGTGATGATGAATTCTATGAAGATCATATTGAGAAGTACGGTTGGGTAGCTAAACACTTTGAGGTATGTTAGATATAAATCTTCGCGGCAACTTGCGCGCGTTTCGCGCGGCGGCCCTTTTGTTTTTACTCGCCCTCGCCCTTTCTTGTGAGCAAGATGTTTTGATACCTAACACTTGTGTAGGAGGTGATTGTAATGCATATATGTCTACTCAATTTTACAAAGACAGTAACGGTTATACACACGCTGTCCTTGATTGGACTAGAGAGTATTTACCTTATTTTGCTATAGATGTAGAGGCATCTCGTACTAATCCTGTTTATTACTATAACGATGTACCTGTTGTTAGTGCTGAATTTGATACAGATACTTACTATGTGTTAGGAGATAGTATTGCTTTCACTATTCCACTGTACAACCCTTATACTGGATTAGAGACTTACGATGGTTTTCCAATACCTGTACAGGATACTGTGGTTTATTTAAGTCAGTTTCAAGGAATGGTACTCCCTATAGTCCAGAATGATACTAGAATTTACTTTGCAGACAATGAAGAAGGTAGATTTACTACAAAAAGGTTAGTTGGTCCAGTCCCAGAAGTGATGATAGGTGATACTATATCGGTTTATATGAGGGTATTTTGGGATGCCGGTGAGTATTCCGTGTTAAAAGATGAATATTTAGAAAAATATATTATAGAATAGTTGCTTTTCTGCAAAATTTTTAATACCTTGTATATATTATATAAGAAAATTAATAAGGTATAATAAAAAGTATATTTAAATAAATAAAATATTTAATAATAATTTAATTAACTATTAATAAGAATAAATTTAAAAAGGTTACCTATGTTAAATGCTGAACAGATTGCTAAAAACTACGAAAAACACTTAAAAATCATTGAAACCTATTTAGGTGGACGTGCTATCGCTTGTAAAGAGATGTTAAAACACATGGAGGATAACTATGTAATGGCTCCTGCTAGTGGAAAGACTTGGTATCATAATGCTTTTGCTGGAGGATATGTAGATCATGTTAATAGAGTAGTACAATATGCTGTAGAGCAGTCTAGATTATATGAAAAAATGGGTGGTACTTTAGATTATACTGAAGAGCAATTAGTATTTGCCGCTCTCTTTCATGATTTAGGTAAGATAGGAGATGGAGATCAACCAAACTATATACCTCAGACTGATAAATGGAGACAAGATAAGCTTTCAGAAATGTATACTTATAATCCAGACCTTCAATTTATGTTAATTCCAGATAGATCTTTATTTATTTTACAGAAGTTCGGTATTAAAGTAGATCAAAAAGAGTTTTTAGGTATAAGATGCCACGATGGAGTGTTTGATAAGGCTAATGAAGCTTACTTTTTCAGTAATGTTGAATCATCTAGACAAAAAACAGCTTTAGTATCCGTTTTACATACTGCTGACTTCTTAGCCTCTAAGGTAGAGTACGATATGTGGAAAAGAAACGGAGGATCTTCACAACCTAAATCCCAGAAGACTAAATCAACCACAGGTAAAAGAGTTAATTCTTCTCAGGGCTTAACAAATTTACTTAAAAATATATAGTATGAACATTAATCCTACCACTCTATACATAATAGTAACAATTTTAGTTGCTTTTGCCGGAATTTTATCGTATATTACATATAACCTACTAAGAAAGGTAGAGAATTACCAAGATATTACTAATAATCAATCAGAATACCTGGTAAAAGTCTCTTCTTTGATAGTAGATACACAAAAGCACCTAAACAATCTTGACGAACGTGGGGTTTTCAAGTCTGATGATGAGGTCGGTTATTTTTTTGAAAATATAAAACTGATACAAAAAGAGTTGGACAAATACCAACTACCCGAAAACTATGCCAAGAAAGAGATCAAAAGCTAATTACTTTACAAAAGAGACAGAAGAATATATAAACAAGTACAACTCTTCAATAGACACCGAATACCGTAATAAGATATTTACAGAACACATCTACTACCCGTTCTATAAGCTAGCAGAGAATATAATACATACATTTAAGTTTTACTACACAGATGTTGATAAGATTGAAGACCTTAAACACGAAATAGTCTCTATGCTCTTAGAAGAAAAGATTATGAAGTTTGATAAGGATAATGGAGCAAAAGCTTATTCATATTTCGGAACTATAGTAAAAAGGTGGTTAATAAATTATAATAATAAAAATTATAAGAAGTTAAAGAAAATCGGAAGTTTTGATGATATGGAAGATTCATACGATACTCCATTTTGGAAAAACGAAGAAGACTCTATATCACTCAGCCAATTTCTAGATATATACGTAGAAGAAGCATATGTAGATTTAGAAAGTAATTTTACTAAAGAAAGTGAAAGAAAGATAGCGGATGCTATTTTAACTATATTTAAAACAAGACAGGATTTAGATATATTTAAAAAGAAAGCTCTGTATATATACATAAGGGAAATGACGGATTGTGAAACTCCACACTTAACTAAAGTGGTAAATAAGTTAAAAACACACTTCTATGTTTTATTCGATAAATATAATGATGTAGGTTTAATTCGCACAAAAGAACTTTAAATCTATTTATATATAAAAACGTATGAGTACTGATAAAGAAATTTTTAAAGGTAAATCATTATCTGATCTTTTTGGTGAAATCTACGATAACTCAAAAGAGACAAAATCTCAAGTGAAATCCCTTATTGGAGAATTAAAACCTCTAATAGAAAACATTGGCGATGCAACATTAATAGTTCCTATGATTAAAGAGTATATGGAAATAGGTGTTAAAAATGATGATGCACTAGTAAAACTAGCTACCATTATACAGAGAATGGAAATAGCTCAAACTAAAGGCGGCGGTGAGGATATGTTTAACTTCGAAGACCTTCAATCACTACTTGAAGAATCAGAAGATATACAAGAAGAGTTAGTAGATAAACAAGAGGATAACGGTAAAGAAGAAGAGTAAAGTCATGAGTATAAAAGGACCGGACTTAAGAGACGATGAATTTAATACATTAAATAAACCTGTTAGGGTTATAGATGTAATAATAGATAAAGATCATCCTAGATATGAACTCGCTGGTAAAGCAGCAAGTGTAGGTGGTATATTCTATAGAGAGTTAGGACTGTCCTATGATGATTCTGAATCCGGAGAAGAAGCCTTTACAGGTTTCGCACATCCATTGAACCCTAATATAAACACACTTCCTCTAAAGAATGAAATAGTATACTTAGTTAAAGGTCCAAATAAGATAATAAGTAACTCCGGAGACATCGATGTAGATTATTATCAGACAGTTTATAAGATATTTAACCACCCCCATGTTAACGCCTACCCAGTAAAAGATGACGCAGACGCAGAGGTAGATATTCAAGACGGATTAAACTTAAATCCAGAAATTGCCCCTTTACAACCGTACCCAGGTGATACTATAATAGAAGGTAGGTTGGCACAATCGATACGAATGTCAGGAGGTTTTTCAGAAATTAATCCATTAACAGATGAAGATAACATTAACGATCCGTTTATTCTAATAAGCAACGGTCAGACTAATGTAAACTTAAACAAGAACGGTATATACCATATAGTAGAAAATATAGATAAGGACCCTTCATCTATATACTTAACATCCAACCACATAGTACCAATTACATTAGCTAATCAAAAAAGAGATAGTTACGACGATGTACCGGACTTACCAACTAAGTACCAAGGAGAACAGGTAGTACTAAACGCAGGAAGATTAACATTTAATGCTAAGACAGACGATATATTAATATCAAGCGCTAAATCAGCAGGAATAAACGCAAACACAGTTAACGTAGACGCTAGCGATTACCTCTGTATAGATGCACCTAAAATCTTTTTAGGATCTAAAGCACGTGAGTATAATAATGAAAAGAAACAACCAGTAATGAAAGGTCACGAGGTTGAGCAATTTCTTAGCGATACTATAGATATACTTAAATCAATGTGTAACGCTATGCAAGCAGCTTCAAACGGAGGAGGACCAGTAGTAAGTTTAGTAAAAGAGGGAGCATCTGCTTTAGCAAGATTACAGCAACAACAGGCTCTTATAAATCCAAGCGGAAAGTCAAATCTTAAATCAACTAAAACCTTCGTAGAATAATGCCGTGTACTATCCCTCCATCGCAACTAGGCCTTTTTATAGGTAAATTAATAGGTAAACTAGAAGGGCTTATTATGGCACAAGTAACTAAGTTAATAGCTAAGGTACTTCAGGAACTACTAGGTAATTTCTGCCCAGATTTATCTATACTGGAAAATATACTTAAGACAAGAGATTCTCTAATTAATAAGATTACATTAGTCGAAAAGAAGATTGAACCTATAGCAGCATTTGCTGATAAATTAGATCCTCCGATAAAAGCAGCAAAAATAATTATAACGTTATTAGAGATGCTACCAGTGCCAGGTACTATCGGTTTACCTCCTGGACCAGGTGGGGGTGTAATATACTCTATTTCAGTAGGGAAACAAAACAGACTAGCTCAACTGTTAAACATAGCATGTAAGATAGTAGAGATGCTAGAGCAAGATCAGAAAGCTATCAAATATGTAACAAACTCAGCACTAGCAACAATGACACCAGTCAAAGCAAAGCTAATGAGCTTAGATTTTAAATTATTTACATGTGTAGATAAATTACCCCAGGATCAAAAAGACCATATTATGTCTGTAATAGAAAACCTACCGTCAAATGTAGGTTTACTTGACGAGAAATCCATAGATGATGCAGGCGGAACAGTCTACGGTTACACTAAACCATCGTCAGGTAAAGAATATACAATAAAAATTGAAGAGGATAAAGATTCACCTAGTTACGCAAAACGTCGTTACGCTGTAGTCTACGATTCTTTTAATATAGCAGTACTAAAAGGTCCTAAATCCTTTAGTTCTTCAACAAGAGTGTTGATAGACGAAATAAAATTTAGAATTAATAACCAACTTCCATAACATAACTATTTATATATATGAAACTAGATCAACTAAGAAAAATAATCAGGGAAGAAGTACGATCTGCAGTTAAATCAGAATTACAAGAAGTAATGAATGAGGCAATTAAGATCGCAAGCAACCCTAGTGCACCACAGGCAACAGTAAATACTCAGAGAGTACCTGTTAAGAAACCAATAGTAGCACCAAAAACAGGTAAAACATCTCTAGATGAGATGTTAAGAATGACTAAGTCTACGATGACTAATCAAGAATACAAAAACGTATTCTCTGGAACATCTAACATGGTACAAGGAGGCACTAATATGGCTACTAGCATGGCATCTCAAATGGGACTGCAAGGAGGACCAGCACCCGGAATAGATATAAGTTCTCTAGACTTTGTTAAAAAAGCAGGAGAAGTATTTAAAGCATCTAACAATGTAGATGCAGCAAAACAATTAATATAGAGTAAATGGCATTTGAAGCAAAAAAGATTAATCCGTTAGATTTACAACCTAGAAAAGCAATAGGTGTAGCGATACCTTTCTCAGGTAATGCTGTATTTAATTCTACATATCAATCTATTGATGCGATCAAAGCAAATTTAATAAATTACCTACTAACAGGAAAAGGTGAAAGATATCTTAGACCTACGTTTGGTTCAGGACTTAGAAGTATGCTTTTTGAAAACGCTACTGTTGAAAACTTAGAAGATATTGAAGTACTAATAAGAGAAGCATTAGTAAACTATTTCCCTGAACTTAATATTATAGACTTATTTCTAGAAAATAAAACAGAATATAACACAATAGAGTTTGGCTTAAAGTTTGCCATAGTAGGAACAGACTTAGAGGATGAAATCTTAATTAACATAGTATAAAAATGGCTCAAAATATTAGTATAAAATATACAGACAAAGACTTTAACAGCTTAAGACAGCAGTTAATAGAGATGTCTAAGAACTACTTCCCAGATAGCTATAACGACTTCTCTGCAACATCACCAGGTATGATGTTTATGGAAATGTCTGCTTATGTAGGAGACATATTATCTTTCTACCAAGACTCACAACTTCAAGAAACATACCTACAGTACGCTCAAAACCCAAGTAACCTATATACATTAGCTTACATGATGGGATATCGACCAAGAGCAACAAGAGCATCATCAGTAGAAATCGAAGTATCACAACGTGTAGCCGCATCAGGAGCATCCTATACACCAGATTGGGATCAAGCCTTATCTGTAAACGGCAATGTTCAATTAGAATACGGTAAACAAAAATTTGTAATTAATCAACCAGTTGATTTTAAATTTTCCAGTTCTTATGACCCTACAGATGTTACAATTTTTTCATTAATGGGAGATAATCCTTCGGAATTCATACTTACAAAAAAGGCAACAGCATCAGCAGGAGAGATAGCTACTAAAACAGTAGAAGTAATAGGACACCAGCAAAACTTTACTTTTGAAATAGATGACATTAATATAATAGGAGTACTTGATATAGTAGACAGCAATGGAGATAAATGGTACGAAGTACCGTACTTAGGTCAAGAAACAGTATATGAAACTACAAACATCACAGGGTCAGAAGACCTATTAACATTAATCAATGTTCCGAGAAGATTTGTAACAAGATTAAGGTCTAACAACCAAATGCAAGTTCAATTCGGATCAGGAGCACCAACAACAGAGAATACAGCTGTTGTACCTAACCCGACAAATATTGGTTCTCCATTCACTGGAGGTATAAGTAGACTAGATTATGCATATGATCCTTCTAACTTCTTATATACAGACAGTTACGGTATAGCACCATCTAGCACCGTACTGACAGTTAGGTATCTACGAGGTGGAGGAGTTGCATCAAATGTAGAAGCAAACACACTTACAACTTCAACAAATGCTACATATACAGCAATAGATAATACCTATTCAGGTACGTTAACTTATAATAATCCAAAACCTGCAACGGGAGGTAAAGACGGAGATTCAGCAGAAGAAGTAAGACAAAACTCTCTTAAAGCTTTTGCAGAGCAAGGTAGACTAGTAACTAAGCAAGATTATGCATTTAGAGCCTTGACTATGACACCTAATCTAGGAGCAATAGCTAAATCATTTGTGACAACACCAGACATAGTTACAACAAGTAATGCCAAAAGCTATGATAGAATTGACAGTACTAATGTATGTTTGTATGTTTTAGCGTATGATAAGGATTATAAACTAACAGAAGGTTCAACACAACTTAAAAATAATCTAAAAGAATACCTTGCACCGTATATGATGTTAACCGATTCTCTTGATATTAAAGATGCTTACATTATAAACATAGGTATTAATTATGATATAATATCACTACCTAATTACAATTCTAGAGAAGTTCTATTCAACTGCTCTTTAGCATTAAAGAATTACTTTAGAACATCGAATCGATTAATTAATCAACCGATAAACTTATCAACAGTATATACATTATTAGATAGAATAAAAGGAGTTCAAACAATACAGAATATTAAGATAACAACTAAAACCGGAGGTAGCTATTCTGAGTACGATTACGATATACCGGGAGCAATGAAAGACAATATTATTTTCCCTTCATTAGATCCTATGATATTTGAATTAAAATACCCAGACAACGATATTCAAGGTAGAATAACAACATTATAAAAATGGCACTATACAGAATTTTTCCTACTCAAGACTCAACAATATACTCTCAATACCCGTATAAGAATACCGGTAGAGATGAGTTACTAGAAATAGGTGGATTTCCATCTTCTGGAACAGGGTTTACTGCTAGAGCATTAATTGAGTTTAAAACAGAAGATATACAAGAAGTATTAACAGATAAAGCAGGAGGCTCAGACTTTTCTGCTAGCTTAAAATGTTTCTTAAACTTTGCATCTGAAATACCTAGTAGCTTTAAAGTAGAAAGTCATGTAATTACAAGAGCATGGGGAGAAGGATTAGGTAAGCTTGGAGATAACCCAGAAAGCAAAGGTGGATGCTCTTGGACAGCAAGTGACTCAGGTACTAACTGGTCATCTGCAGGAGGAGATTATGTAGGTACAAATAGTGGTGTTATTGTTAGTGCATCTAAGTCATTAGATAAAACTACACCTTATGACTTGGATTTAAATATAACTAACGCAGTTAATGAATGGACTAAAGATGTCAGTCCACTAGCTAACAATGGGTTACTACTCAAAGTAGAAGATGCTTACGAAAACTTTACATCAGCATCTATAAGATTAAAATACTATTCCAGCGACACCAACACAATCTACCCACCATATTTAGAAATAAAATGGGATGATTTTAGTCATAATTCTGGTTCACTACCAACATTAACAGATGCAGATGCAGTTATTACTTTAAAAAATAATAAAGGTAAATACGCAGATGAAGGAAAGGTAAGGTTTAGAGTAAATTCAAGACCAAACTATCCAACTAGAACCTTTACTACATCGTCTGCATATACTGTTAATTATGCTCTACCAACTGCATCGTACTGGGGACTTAGAGATGAGTTTACAGAGGAAATGATAGTTGACTTTGATACTACGTTTACTAAACTAAGCTGTGATAGTAAATCTAACTATTTTGATATATACTTAGACGGTCTTCAACCAGAGAGATTTTATAAGGTATTAATAAAATCAGAAATAGACGGAACAGATGTAGTAATAGATAATGACCAAATCTTTAAGATTGTAAGAAATGGATAGTAAAAAAGTAAAAATATCAAAAACAGTATTTGATAAGAGTTCATTTAGGAACACTATCGATAGTAAGTTTACTTTTTTTAAAGAACCCGAACCTATTGTAGACCCTGACACAATAGAAGAGCTCTTTAGACTGTACTCGAAACTATATTTGCTAATACCCGTAGAAGGAGAAAGAGATAGTCATCAGTACCTAGTAGAAAAAAGTTCAGAACTGTACCAAATTGATAGGCAGTTAGAATCAATTCAACCACTACTTGATGAAGTAGCACAATTGCGACAGCAGATATTAGATGGAAATAGACGAATTGCTGAATTAGAAATACAATTAGCAACAGGTAACGAAATATCTTACGAGGATGTAGAAAAAGTTGCTTTATTACAAGCAGATCTAGCAGCAGCAAATGCAAATATAGTTGCACTAGAAACTGCAAACACAATAGCTAACAGTGCAGCAGAAGCAGCACAAGAAGCAAACGCCGCCCAAGCAGAAGCACAAGCTACAGCAGATGCACAAGCAGCAGAAGCAGAAGCACAAGCAGCATCTTCCCAAGCAGATGTAGATGAACTTATTAGTATATTCAAAGACGGTAACCAGGTATTAGGTCGAGCATATAATTATATGAAACATAACAATACCATTAATATTTTTCACTGGCATAGAGGACCTACATGGGTTAGAGCGATAGCAAATAACTATAAAAATAAATTCTACTGGATGTTCGGAAAAGATTCATCAGATAAAGGAGACTGGAATTCAAGAAGAGGCGGAGATAGTTCCTACTTTATACCTGCAACACCGAGGGAATCAAAGGAAATGACATTAGACTTTTTTGTAGAAGAGTTAAAACAAGCAGGGTATAAAGCTGATGCAATTGTTGAAGCAGCAAACAAAACAGGAAGTATGAATAACAAAGTATCTTTTAGGCTTATAACATTTAACGATCCTGATGCTGAAAACGAAGTTGGATATAGGTTATTATAAAGTAGTAAATAGATTAAAATAAAAAAAGTAAATGGCTAAAGTAACATACACTTCACAAGATATTATTGCTAATAGCTTACCTGATGTAGAGAAATACTCAAGTAAGGATCTTAATTTAATAGACAATTTTAAAGTTAACAAGGAGTTTGACTTTAATAAGCATTATATTGAGACTCACTTCTATACGGTAAATAATTATAGACTGTACTCTTCGTATAACTACTCACTTCCGGTTCCAAACCTAAGTATACCCACAGAAGATCAAAAATCAACAGAAATAGAATTAAAACCTGCTGAACTAGCCATACAGCAAGGATTTGCACGTACTAAAGTAAAGGTACTATTTCACTTTTTAAACGATGTATTCACAATAGGTAACGGTAAGCAAGATTTATACATACACAGTATATCAACAGACCGTAAAGAAGTTTTACTTTATTCCGATAAGATAAAAGTTAACGAGTTAATTAATAGAACAGACGAACTAAAAGAAAAGATAAAGAGTAAGAGTTACTTTGAAGAACTTTCCCTTAACATGGGAGATAATGATCTTCTGATAGTAACAAATATAGATACATTCCAACTAGATAACAAATACACAGTTGCACTTAGACTGTATGAACCATTACCTGATAAATATGATATTAAGAGTGATGTTCAACTAGTAGAAAAAGTATCAGATTCAATAGCTACTTTAGTTATACCTGATATAGAGGAAGAAGAAAGACAGGCTCCAAAGCTAAGACAAGCAAACTTTTCTGTAGAATTAGAGACTCAAGACAGTACACCTACAGAGTACTTTAAATTAAATGATTTATTTAGTTATGAATCTAATAACTCTAATAAAGAATTATTTTCACTCATAAATGAAAAGAGTGCCAACATCGGCATAGACCATAGAGAGTATGAAAACTTTATTCACTTTTCTTCTGCTGAAGAAAGACTTAGAAACTTTAAATATAAAGTAAGTCTACTAGAAGCATATGAGAGTGACCTACTTACAGAACAAGGAATTAACAATCCTAACACAGTAGCAGCAAGCGGAAGTATAGTAGCAACAAGGAACCTAATAGATGGTATAGTAAATAATTTTGATCACTATGAAAGGTTCCTATACTATGAAAGTGGATCTAAGTCGTGGCCTAAGTCTAATGATGATAAACCTTATGTAAATTTAGAGATAAGTAATACAGCATCGGTAGCGTGGTTTGACGAACAGATAACATCTGCATCTTCTTATGATGCAAGAAATCTAGATGTATTGACCGGATTTCTACCAGAATATATAGCAGACGATGATAATAATAAAGCAGCTATTACATTTACTCATATGCTCGGTCAGCATTACGATAACTTATGGATATACACTAAAGCTCTAACAGATAAGTACGATACAGATAACAGGTTAGATTACGGTATATCTAAAGACTTAGTACAGGAGGCAGTAAAGAGTATGGGAATAAAACTGTATAATTCTGTTGAAGGCACAAACGACTTATTCAGTTACATTATACAGGATACATACGATAGCGGTAGTCAAAGCGAAGTAATAAATCACTACGCAGGTCCTTTTACTGAAGCAGAATTTGCAAGTGGCTTTATAAGATTTAGAAGTGATTCAAATACTGCAGATAGTAATATGACAATTACTTTAACTTCTGTACAAGGAACAACAATTACATACCAAGCTACTAACGATGTATCAAAAACATCTACTATAGATGCAGCAACAGGTAATACATTATTTTATATAGGAAATGCAGGTGTTTACACTGGAGCAGTTGCAAGAGAGTATCGATTTAATAATGCTATAAAAAGTAGTAATGGACACGGTGGAGAATTTACTTATGAATCAACATCTATAGCTGGAGAGATAGTAATAAAACAAACAATAGCAGGACCGCAAGGAAATATAGCATGGATAACAGGTTCTAGCTTTTATGGAGCAGGTCAACTATCCGGAGGAATGTCAACTGCATTTACAGGTGGCACCACTTCTACCGGCAAATCTATATCTACAAAAGATTATGAAGCAAGTGTATATAAAAGACTCTACCACAACATACCACTTTTACTTAAATCAAAAGGTACAGAACGGGGACTAAGAGCACTTATAAACTGCTTTGGTATACCTAAAGACTTTTTAACAATTAAAACATTCGGGCAGCATGAAGACTCGATATATTTTGGACCGGAAAATGCCTATACATCTTCTTTAAACAGCGTAACAGTAATACCATCCATCCCAGAAGATGGAAAAGTACTAACTGGTAATAGATCAATAACATTAGAAAATCCACAAGGAAATAGACAATCTACTAACATATATAAGTCAAGAAAAGTAGAAGTAGGGTTTTCACCTTCAACAGTGTTAAATAAGTACATTAATGAACAAGCAGACTTAATAAGAGCAAACTACACACAAGCACAGTTTAGTCTAGATCATTGGATTGGAGATCCTAGAGATCTTAATAAAGATGTTTATGAATCACCTGATTATAAGTTTAAGTATACGCTAGAGAGACTGAAGTACAATATTTTTCCGGATTTAGGAAAAGAGTATTTAAATTACAATCTAAAAGATTTTGTACGTATTTTTAAATTCTACGATAACGTACTCTTTAAAATGATTAAAGATTTTGTACCCTCTAATGCAAATTTAGATGTAGGTATTATCATACAGCCACATAGTTTAGAACGATCCAAAATTAAATCACCCTCAGTCGAAGGAACTGATAATACTTACTCAGCAAGTATAGATACAGCTTTTGTAACAGGTTCTTCAGCAGGAGCGTACAATGATAAGGTATTACCGGAAAATAAACACCTAAAAGGGCTACCTGTTAATTTCAGCCCAGGTAAGGTAGGGGGACATTCAGATATTAATTTTCATATAAATTTTGCTACTGGATCAGCAGACTTTGGTGAAATAGTCCCACAGGGTACAGTATTTTACCATCCAGATGGAACTGAGTACAATATAGAAGAAGTATATAAACCAGGTAATGTAATAGGAGTAGATCCAGTTATAAAAGATAAGTTTGTAGGCACACCCTACGAAATACACCCTACAGGTTCTATTGCAAGTCTACATCAAGACTTCTACATAATGTTTAGTTCTGAATCAATAGACAATAGGTTCCCAGGGAATACTTCATTTGATGCCGATATACACCACCCGAATTTAGTATGTATAGCTTACAACCTACAGAACTCAAGTAGCAGATGGTCTGCTAGATTTAATGACAGTAGCGATTACCACTCTTTTGATCCACTACCGAACGATGTAATTCTATCAGCATTTGAACAATCAGGTTCTATAGGTGTTAAGAAAGAAATACATAAATTTTACACCCCGTTAAACGGTTTTATTATTGAAGAACCTACAGCAGCATTTGTAGACATTACATTTAAATACTCTGACTACTCTCCTACACAGGCTACAACTAGTTTAATTCTTACATCTAATGTACTACCTCTTTTAACAAAACACTACGTAGTACGACGCTCAGGAACACCTGGGGATATTTACAGTAGTCAAGTTGGAGTAATAATACCATACAGTAGTTCAGCAGCAACAAAAGCATTAGCATTTAAAGAAGCTATAGATAGCCCTAATGGACAGAAGTTTAGATTTAACTTAGATATAGTAACTAAATTTGAAGAAGGAGATACGTTAAGAATATCACAAAAACAGCTAGGAACATCAGGAAACATAGCCTCTAACCCTTCTACACTTAACTCGGTTATGCCGACCTACATGTTAAATAGTAATTCATATCCAATACCTAACTGGAGTGGAGGAAAGAATAAGTCAAGAACTAATATAAGACATAATGCTACTACGTTCTATAACGAGGAAGTGAAGACTATAAGTGGTTCTGTTACAAAAAACATAGCAGATGAATCTCCGAAGTATAATGGAGAGCTATCAGGCTCTACTATTACTATAACAGACGGAGAATTAAATGTTAATAACCCATTTAAATACTTATCTCACCCAGTAACAAAATTTAATATAACCCCAGTAGAGCAAAGTAGTGCTGATGTATTAGAATCACTATTCATAATGGACAGCAGTAATCCTACGGAGTATAACACTAATATTGCTGCGTGTGGTGCTTTTACATTAATATCAGATGCATATCAATTCTACCATGATGGGACTACATCTCCACCTTTAGCAAACGGAAGTGATAAAGTTTATTTAGATATCAACGGTGCTACAGTTTTTGCAGGAAATGGAACAGGAGATTTCTATAGTACAGCAATACAAACAGGTAATACAGTTGAAAAATTTGCAATGGAGATAGAGACAGATGGAACTATCCTTAGTATAACGAACTGTGGTACACTAGACAGTACCGCTCCTCTTGCTCCTTCATCAGCATGGTATAATTCTTCGATAACATCTAATAACGTTTCTGCCGTTCCCTTCAGAGCATATAACTGTGAAGTAGGTACTACAATGATAGTAACTGCATCAGATGAAAGTAGTAATGAAGCTTATTCTAGCCTTGGCGTTGTTAATACATCCGTTTTTGGAAGTATAAACTGTTCTACCTTATCAGATGGAGACGATATCACACTAAGTGTTAAACTAAGAGACGCAGTAGGTAATGTATCACCAGAATCAACAGTACACACAGCAGCACACCACCATGGGAAAGTGATTCCTAAACAAGTAGCAGTTCCTTCAGGGTACTCAGGATACTTTGCAGTTAAAGAAAGCGCTATGTTACTTCTAACACAGTCTATAAACTACACTGCTGCATACAAAGTACAAGTGCATCACTCTGTAGACTTTAACGGTACAGTCTCAGTAATTTTTGACGGAAACCACACTGGAGCAACTCAACGAACAGCAACCTCAACATATATAAGTGCTTCATCAGCAACTCCAGGAACATCAAGTGTCTTTATAAACGACTTTGCAAGTCAAGATTTCTCAAGCCCTACTTACGGTAATACTGTCTATGGATATGTATACCTTACTGACACCTTCGGTAACGTAGGAGCATACCACACAGCATCTGTAACACATAAACCAGAATATGATTATGATTGGGAAAACGCAACTGGCGCAGGAACCCCACCAACTTATATTAATCTAACCGGTTACGCACAAACAGGTTCAACCTATGTAAGAGCAAAACAGAACGGAGGATACGTAGGAAATACTGACTACGAAATGCAATCGCTGTCACCTGGTAACTTTCTTCAAGCATATAACCCATACTATTCGTATTTGGGAAATAGAACTTACGGTAAAGGAAATAGTAATGTTTTCACAGCTATCGTTACAGAAAATTCTGGAACTAACACACGATATGGAGCCTACAGGAAAAAAATTGTTAAAGACGGATACACTTACATAATGGGTCCTAGCCAAGGCTGGTCACAGGATGAACTCTGTGTTAGTATGGACACCAATATTCTAATGAAAACCGGTAAACAAAAACTAGCTGAAGAATTACAGGTCGGAGATATTATTAGAACTCAACATGAAGATACATTAGAATGGTTTGAAGATATAATTATACGTAAGGAAATCTCATCAGCAGAAAAAGAAACATTAGAAATTGAATTTGAAGATGGGACAGTACTTATAGCCACTCCAGGACATAGGGTATATATAGAAGAAGAAAATAAATTTATTGCCTTAAGGGATATAAAAGTAGAACAAAAAGCATCAGGAAAGATAATAAGAAGTATAAAAGAAGGGGCGAAACAAAAGGTAGTAAGCCTAACAGTAGAAAAATGTCGTACATATATAAGTAACGGTATACTATCTCATAATACAAAGTAAAGATAAATAATATAGAATAGTAATATGGCTAACATAACACAATTTGCAAACACAAACCCAAATAATGGAGAAATTAGAGCATTCTATAATGTAGATTCATTGTCTGGAGACCATATAGTACGAGCTCTTACGGTACATGAAAATGCTATTGGAGGGATTGACGTAGTGCCTACACTACAAAACCTACAGAGTTTAAAAATGAGAATAACAAGCTCAGGAGATTTCAGCTCATTTAAAAAGATATCAGCAACAAAAAAAGGCAATTACTTCTTCATTGATAACGTAGATCTTACGTTTGCTGATATATCTTCAAGCTTATCATCATCTGTTACATTTGACCCATTTATGTCAGAAAACTTCTATAACAATGATTACAACGTATTAATAAGTAATTCAGAAGAGATTCGAACAGGTACTAAAAGGTATAAGTTAAATAGATCTGCAGGCACTGTACACCCTTCTAACTTTAACGCTGCAGTCGGAATAGAAGTTAACAGGATCGGATTTAATGACGAGGATCATAACACATTTCTTAATAACACAGTATTTAGCACAAGTGGAGGCGCAGGTACTGTCGTTACAGCACCAGCTCCATTTAGAAACGATATAGACATAGAAGTCTCTGTAACTAGGGACTCAATTGTAAACGCACTAGGAAACGTAAACGGTGCAGTAATATTAGAAGACCCCACGGATAAGTACAACCACCTTTTTGCAGTTAAACTTGAAATTAACCCAGAAAGTGACTTTACTGGTGTTGGTGTAGCACATACATTAGCACAAGTAGAGTATATTGACGGTAGATATTTAAAGACTGTTTTTCCTTATTGACAAGTAATCCCATCTGGTAGCTACGGTGATTTTGTACATACCAGAATAAAAGTAATAAACAATCCAGGACTTAGTTACCCTGGTCTAACACCACCTAAAAAAATTATAGGAACGTTAACATCGTTAGACAGAACAACAAACTACACCGAAGTAAGATATGCAACACCAGAGTTTACACCTTACGCAGAACACGCTGAAGTTCAAGATTCTAACTATACATCAACAGGTATATCTAATGCAAGGTACAGAGGATCTAAAACTTCCAAAGAAGAATTCAGTGGAATAGATTCTGCTATAAACGCCCAAACTATTAAAGTATTAAGGTTAACTGAAGGTTCCATATCTAGTTCCTTTGATAACACACCATCTTACGGTAGATCATGGTTTAATATAAACATGTTATTAAACGGGATATCAGGTTCAGACGGATTAAGAAAAGAGTATGAAAATGCAATTGAAGAGATATCATTTACAGGCCTTAGAGATAAACCAGCAACAAGAGTTGGAAACGTAGGTGAGTTTTATACTGGTGGAAACGCTTATGAAATAGAATCGTCTACAACAAACCATTTTGATATATGGAAAGAAGGGTACGGTCAAAAAATACTACCAGGAGATCTACTTTCGTTTGTTTCCGAAAGTTCAGCCGGAGCAGATATAAAAGAGTATATGCAAATTGTATCCGTAGCTACAAAGTACGATGCCGGCGGAACAGTAATAAGGGAAGTATTAACAGTACAGGTGCTAAGAGGTAGAGGACCAGATGGAAACGCAAATAACACCGCAGGAAAAGTAGCAAACGGTAACCACATAATTTCACTAGCATCAGGAGATAGGTTAATAGACATAGAAGGGAATAGAGTTATACCTTTTTCTAATGCAATATTTGTACTAAACCCAGATAAAGTAAAAGATGCTCCTGATGATATGGTTATAGTAGAAACTAACAACCAAGGGTTTATATTTAACACATACATATCAGGATCACAAGACGGTACACTTTAAACATTAAGACTAGGTAGAAAAGATTAAATTAATATATTTATAATAAACAACATTAACAAATGGGATATTTAAACAACGGTGTCGTAACAGTCGATGCAATACTTACAAAAAAAGGAAGAGAGTTACTAGCTAGAGGAGATGGCTCTTTTAAAATTACACAATTTGCTTTAGCTGATGATGAAATAGATTACACACTTTATAATCCCTCTCATCCATCCGGCTCAGCATTCTACGGTGAAGCAGTAGAAAATATGCCTCTACTAGAAGCATTTGCAGATGAAACTCAAGTAATGAAATATAAACTTGCCACTCTACCTAGAGGAACTGCTAAACTGCCGATATTAGAAGCAGGTTTTGCCTCTATAACATTAAAACAAGGAGCAGCATTAACCATTACTCCACAAACACTTAACTATCTTGGAGCATCACAAGCATTCGAATCTAGCGGTTATACTGTTACTATTGCAGATGTTAGACTTCTATCAAACTTTACAGGAGTAGGTATTAATAGTGCAGAAGCAGATAGATTAAATGCGAGTACTACTTTAGGTACTAACGTATCTAAAACAGTAGTAGGTACATCGATTAACTTAACTGGTACAACTATAAACACATTATTCGGTACATCCAATTCATCTCTTTCAAGTACTATTTCAATTATAGGAAGAGACAGTGGAGCTAGAATTACTATTCCAATAACAATTACTAAAACAAACTAATAAGATATGTCATTTAAAAAATTTGATAACGAGGATATAGTAGTAAGTGCAGATTCTATCTCATCAGTGTTATGGTCAACAGGAACCTACAACCTAACAGCAGCATTTACTTCATCCACCCAAGACTCCTCTACAAGTGGGGACTACTACTTAAACGTATACCAAACTGGCTCCGACCTTAATAATGCAGAAGTACAGTACTCAATAGCTTATGGACATAAAGATGGAGCAGGAGCATCACTATTTAATTCAAACGTATCAGGAAAATCTCCTTCAGCAACAGTCTACGGACAATATCGCTCATTAGTACTAGGAGATGAAGAATTAGACTTTAAATTTGACGGAAAAGTTTCACAAAAAGGTATATACGCTATATCGTTAGATAGAGCTAGATACAAAGAAAAGTTACTACCGGGTACATTTAACCTTACTTTAATTTCTGGATCTTCTACTAGAGTGTTAACAGACAATAGCGGAATGATATCCACAGTAACATATACTGATGCAGGAAGAGAATACGAAATCATATCAGGATCTAACGGTGTGAGTCACGATGGAGGAACAGGTATCCCAACAGCAGGATCTTACGGTAAGTTTTTACCAGATGTTGGATTAATAATACTAAATGCACAAGTGCTTGAGTCTGAAATAGTTCCATTAGCAGTTCTAACAGGATCAAATGATAACAATGGAGCAAATAACGGTATACTTTTTGAAGCAATTAGAGCTGGTGGTTCTTTTAAAATGAATGCGGAAGAAACGGTTTCTTCAAATTACATTTTCGTTAGAGTTAGAAACAGTGAATTTAACTATTCAAATAACCCTTCTAATATATCCGGCTCAGGAGAACTTAGACATAACTCTATGATAAACAATCCTCAGTCATATATTACAACAGTAGGGTTATACAACGATACAAATGATTGTTTAGGAGTAGCAAAACTTTCTAAACCTTTATTAAAAGACTTTACAAAAGAAGCATTGGTTAGAATTAAACTTGATTATTAATGAATGAGCGGCTACAAGAAATTAAACAAACAGGATTCATTTATAACATCCTATACAGCGCATAAACTATTTTTAGCATCTGGTTCACAACACGACGAACTTGGAGTTGAAACATATGTAGGTATATCAGGATCAACAGCTTTTAATATTACAGGAAGTAATAAGAGGTTAGTAGGTACCGACTATGAACATTACGAAGATTTAGTTTATAGAAGTATTAAACACCTATATTACTCTGGATTTGAAAATGCAGAACCTTCAACCAGTAGCTACGACATATCAGGATCTTCTGTAGAAAATTACTTACAAAGTAGCTATACTTCTCAACAAAGGAGAGACGAAGGACAATTTACCGTTATCTCTATACCGAGAAACCTTATAGGAACTAATATACAACCCAGCAGTATACTACTACAACCTGGAAACATACCCGATTATGCTACGGATAATTACGCTACCGGATCAACACAGAGTAGTGACGCCCAAGGTTATTTTGAAGATAATGATGAAACCTACCAAGGAGGTGACAGTTCAAACGCTGCACTAGATCCTACAAAGTATAAAGGTACGTATCTAAATAGTACAGATACTGATTTAACATCTTCCGGATCAACATACAACATACCTTGGGGTGTAGAATTAATTGATGACGGGAATGGAAACATATTATTAAGCGGATCAGCAGGAGACTATAGAAGAGTAGTAGGAAATGTAATATATTCTCACGGATTAATTATATTAACTAACCCGACTATAGCAGACTATTACTCTACTTACTTCTCTGGAAGTATAACATGGAGGGCATCGCACCCTATTTATACACATAACTACCACTGTAATATAAAAGAGAATGAATTTAACTTTTCACAACATCCATCTGCAAAAAAAGACACATCCGGGTCAATAGCAGATAATGTTTCAGGAAGTGAATTTCAACCATATTTTACATCAGTAGGGCTATATAATGAGACAAATGAATTAATCGCCATTGCTAAAATGGCCAAACCTGTACCGGTTTCTGAGAATACAGAAATGACGGTAGTAGTAAAACTAGATATATAACATGGCTATAGTATTAAGAGCAGACAAAACAACAGCACTAACATACTCGGAGGTAGATAATAACTTTATCTCATTTTTTTATTCTGCATCAGTGAGTAGTAACCAAGAGTATTTAAACCTTCATTACACAGGAAGTAGTGGTTTAGGGGTTTCAGCAACACAGATACAAATACCATTGAATCCATACACTGGGTCAACCCCACCAGTAGGAGGTAACTCAAGCACAGTACAGTATAATAACGGTGGATCATTTGGTGGAGATGACGATTTTAGATGGAATGCAGGTACGAATACAATTCTACTAGGTGCAAATGCTCAACCAGAATCAGATAATAGACTATCAATAAGAGACGGAGGAATTAAAATTCAAAGAACTTCCGCAGCATCCGAACCAGAATTAACAATACAGTTTGATGATGGAGGTACAAACTACAGCAGCAGTTTTAAGTTAAATGAAACAGGAGACGGTAGTTTTAATATTACTAACCATCATTCAACACCAACAGCAACACCTCAATCTGCAGGTATACATTTTATAGTAAACAGATACAAAACAACCCCTGCTTTAAGTATAAACGGAGATGGATCAATTAGTACAAGAAACGCTAATTCATCTCACGGTGATAATAACCTTTCCGGTTCATTGGTTGTGGATGGTAACAATAATAATATAAATGCAAAGTTTAGAGTTGCATATGTTGATTCAAACAATACTACAGTTCCTTTTACTAGCGCAATGAATAACGTAGGTAACCAAAGAGGGTTTATGCTAGACGGACCAGATAAAGGACACGTAATAGTGGGACTTAAATCATTCGGTACTGCTACTACATCACAAACATTCTCAATACTATCAGGACCACCTACATCATCTAACTTCGATGTAACTTACAACAAGTTAGTAGCAATGTTTAAAGGTAATGGACAGGTAGGGATAGGAACAGATGCAGTAGGAGGCGGTACGTATAAACTAACAGTTGCAGGAGGAATATCAGGATCTTTTATAGATGTAACAGGAACCGCAACAATAGAAGACGATACAGAAATATCTGGATCTTTATATGTGAGTCAAAGTACTACACTGGATGATACACTTACTTTAAACAGTGTCGCAAATGCTACTAGTGCTACTAACTATAATTACTTAGTTAGAGAGTCAAACGGTGCAGTAACTAAACAAGTAAATGCAGCACCAATACCTCAAGGAGGAATTATAATGTGGTCTGGAGTAGTTCAGACACTTCCTTCAGGATGGGCTTTATGTAATGGACAAACTCAAAACTCAATAACAACACCGGATTTAAGGAATAAGTTTGTTATAGGGTCTAATAATACAACAGGTACACCAACCACAACAGTACAAGGCAGCGGAGCTCAATCTACAGGAGGAAGCATAACTCATAATCACGGAGGAAGCACAGGAGATACAACACTGACAACAAATCAAATACCTTCTCACAAACATGATTATAAAGATTCATACTATATTGAGATAAATGACCCAGGAGTAGGTCAACATAAAGCAATATCAGGAGTAGACGGACCGATAGCCGGAGGACCTTATAAAGGAAGTGGAGATAGCGATAATGATAATCAGTACGTATACTATAGAAACGGAGTATCATACTACACCGGTGGTGCAGGAAGTCATAACCACAGTATTACAACCGATAGTAACATACCTCCTTACTTTGCTTTAGCATATATTATGTATACTGGATAGTTGTAATTCTGTAAAATTATTCTTATATTTAACAAATGGTAACAACCCCAGGCTGGACATACAATTCAAAACTCATTACTGACATAAGCGAAATGCCAACAGGCTCTTATGGGTTTATTTACGAAACATTTCATAAACCTTCGGGTAAAAAGTACTTAGGTAAAAAAGTTCTATTCTTTGAACGTAATAAAAGACTAGGGAAGAGAGCTTTAGAGGCCTTAAGAGAAGAAAGAAAAGCAAAAGGAATTGGAGGAAGAACACCGTTAAAACAAAAAATAATAACAGAATCAGATTGGAAGACTTATTACGGATCACATAAAGATATTTTAAAGTACGTTAAAGAAGGTTCCCCAATGGACTTTGAAAGACGTATACTATGTTTTGTACCCAATAAGAAGTTACTTACATACTATGAATGTAAATACCTATTTATAAACGAAGTACTGGAGAACCAGGATGCATATATTAATGATAATATCCTAGGAAAATTCTACAGAAAAGACTTTACATTATGAAATTAAGAGATATTCTACTTAAAGAGGGTAATGAATCGTGCCCTGCTGCAACTCAAGATTTAATATTAAACACAAAAAATAGAGACTCAGCAATAAAAGCACCCCATATTCAATACGGTCCGTTAAATGTAAACGAACCTGGTAATTACTGGAAAGAAATAGCAAAGTACTGGAATACAGAAGAAAAAGCAGCAAAAGGTACTAACTGTAGTAACTGCGTCGCTTTTGATATCTCCAAGAGGATGGATGAATGTATGCCTGGAGTTACATCTGATGAGGATGGAAGACTAGGTTACTGTTGGATGCATCATTTTAAATGTCATTCCGCAAGAAGCTGTAGAACTTGGGCTAAAGGAGGTCCAATTGAAAAAGATTCAATATCACAAGAGTGGCAAGAAAGAAATAAAAAGTAATATAATATGATTAGATTAACTGAAATAATAGGAAAACCATCACTTAAGTACCATATAGATAACAGTCTCTCTTTATATGAGAATGTCTACCGTTATTCTAGCGATAGCTTTATACAATTATTTGCTGAAGCAAGAGACGCTTATAGAGACGGTAAAATTCAACTTAACGAAGAAGATTTAAAGTTAATAGAAACAACAGATATAGGGCTATATGGAGTATATGAAGGAATAAAAGTACCATTAGATTTACCTATGTTAGAAGAATCTAAATATGATAAGGAAGAAACTATTCAACAAACAATTGATAGATTAAAAGCGAGAATAGCCGACCCAAATGATGGAGGGAATGTGCCTTTTTTAACCCAAAAAATAAAAGATTTAGAAAAATCATTAGATGAATCATTTTCTCAAAAAGATTGGGATGTAAAATGGAAGTTGCCTAAAGACAATTTATTTAATGCAACTAAAACTATAAATGCAACTAATAATAGGTACAAAGCTATACGATCCTTACTAAAGGCAAAACCTACAGAATTAAAAGCCTTTGATGACACCGATAATCACCCAGCATACGATATGTCTTATGATGAGTTAATGAAATGGTTTAAAAACCTAAAAGAACCAGTTAAAGAAGCTAAATCTATACCTGAGTATATTGTAACTAAAGACGATCACCGTAAATCAAAATTCCCTTTCCATAAACTAAGAAACAGTGAATTTAAAATTAAAATAGCTGGACAAGGTAGAGATCAGGACTACATGATTTTTTGGAAAGAAGGAGACATAGGATACTGGGAATGGGAAGCAGGTAATATGAAAAGACAGTTAAGAAGCGCTTTGCTGGCCATAGCTAAAAGAAAACTACCTATAAAAGGTCAATTAGATGAAGCAGAATACAAAGGTAAAGATGTACCTCTAAATAAACCAAAACGTGGAGGTTCTAAAAAATTCTACGTATACACAAAGAATAAAAAAGGGAATGTTGTAAAAGTATCTTTCGGAGGTACAACAGGTTTAAATGTTAAGATAGATGAACCTGGAGCAAGATCATCATTTGCTGCACGTCATAAATGTGCAACTAAAAAAGACAAAACAAAACCAGGATACTGGGCTTGTAATATTGGACGTTATTGGAAATCATTAGGTGGAAAAAGAAACTTCTCAGGATATTGGTAGACCGTACTTAGATGACGGTGATATTAGATTCTTCAATCAAAACACAGATGAAGATGAATTTGTTTGGCACAAAGACCGAGAGGATCGGTATGTTGTAGCAATGCATAAAACAGACTGGCAATTTCAATTTGATAATAACCTTCCCGTTTCTTTAGATGATAACAAGCTATTTATACCAAAGGAAGTGTACCACCGGCTAATAAAAGGCACAGGAGACTTAACCCTTAAAATAGAACGCAAATGAAATTAACTAATATCATATTCGAAGGCTTTAGAGAAGACGCTTCAACTATAAACGGAAAAAAATACTCTGTTAACTGGCTAGGCACAGCTGATACTTTAGAAGATTTTAAAAAAGCAATAGATAGAATGCCTAGTACTATAAAATCTATAAGTATACCTACTAATACAACCATCTTTAAGACCAGCAAAGATACACAAACAATTAAACCGGAAGGTTCTTGGAAAAGTGATGTTATCACAACAGTCGGTAAAGTAGTAAAAGCCCATATGGATAAAGGAGATGATTTAGAAGGTATAAGAATTAACTCCTATTACGGAACTGGTCCTAAAGGATCTGACGACCATCCAATTTACATAAGTGTACTTACAAAACAAGCTCGTAAATTTGGAGATGATATGCATTCCGGTAAACATGGTTCATTAGATTAAAAGATATGAGACTATCACACGTAATATTAGGAGAGATTCTTTACTACGATCCCGGGTTTGAAAAAGAAGTAGAGAAAGTAAAAGAACTTGGAGGGAAGTATCTAGGCTCAGGAGATTACGGCTCTGCATATCTTCTAAACGGTAGAGTTTATAAAGTAACAACTGATTCAATAGAGTTAGAACATGCACATATACTTAAAGGTAAAAAAACAAATAACTTTGCTTTTATATACGATGTAGAAGAGATTAATGAAAAGTTAGGAATAATTCAAATGGAAGTGCTAGGAGAATTTAAAGGAGATATTCCTGAAGAATGGATTGAAGCAACTGAAGCTGAAGCACAAAGGATGGGACTCGACCCAGAAGAACTAGATATAAGACCATCAAATGTAATGGTAAATCAAAAAAATAAACTGAAATTAGTTGATATTTAGAATTATTTTTCTTATATTATAAGATAATAGTTACGGACAACTACATGGAATATTCTTTTTTATTAGGTTCTATTGAAAACCTCTTGGGTAAATCTCATAAGAGAGCTAGAGGAAACCACGCTTTTCACTGTCCATTTTGCAACCATAGAAAACCCAAGTTAGAGATAAACATGGAAACTAACGAGGAGGGACATAACCCTTGGGAGTGCTGGGTATGTCAGACAAGAGGCCGTACTATACGCTCATTACTAAAACAGCTAAGAACACCAAAGGAAGAAGCAGCATTAGTTCTAAAGTACCTACCTAAAGGTTCAAATATAGAATATAAACAGCTATCTATAGTAGAGCTACCAAAAGAGTATCAACTACTATATAAAGCATCAAACACATCAGTTGTAGCTAATATAGTTAAAAACTACCTATATGAACGAGGACTTACCGACAATGATTTTATTAAATATAGTATTGGATACTGCACAACTGGTGAGTATGGAGGACGAGTTATTTTGCCAAGTTATACTGAGTCCAATAGGCTCAACTATTTTGTTGGAAGAAGCTATGATGGAAACTTCTTTAAATACAAAAATCCTGAAGTTTCTAAAGACATAATATTTTACGAAAACCTTATTAACTGGAATGCTCCAATCATACTATGTGAAGGAGTGTTTGATGCAATGGCAATTAAAAGAAACGCCATACCGCTTCTTGGTAAAAGTGTATCAACTGAACTATATAAAAAAATAATAACAAGCCGTCTTACAGACATATATATCGCATTAGACGAAGATGCTCAAGACGCAGCTTTAAAAATAGCTGAAAAATTTATAGCAGCAGGATTTAAAGTTTATTTAATAGAGCTAAAAGGTAAAGACCCATCACAGTTAGGGTTTAAAAACTTTACTAAATTAGTACAGAACGCAGCAGAACTAGACTTTTCTAAAATAATGCTGCAAAAATTAAACCTATGATAAAGCAAGGAATGAATATTCTTGAACAGAATGAAAAGAAAAGATTAGATTTTAATCCCCAACTAAAGCAGATTAATTTCTTAGATAGAAGAGTTTATAAGAGAGGCGAAGGAGTATATTACCCGTCCGTAACAACCATACTTCAGTATATGCCCAAAAACAAATTTTTTGAGTCTTGGCTCAAGGATGTTGGGCATAACGCCGATCTTATTATGAGACGAGCAGGAAAACAAGGAACACAGGTACATGAAGCATGTGAACAATTAGTTCTAGGTAAAGAAGTTACCTGGATGGATGATTACGGCAATGCAAAATACTCTCAAATAGTTTGGGAAATGATATTAAAGTTTGCTGATTTCTGGAGAACACATAAGCCGGAATTAATATCTGCTGAAGATTTTGTATGGTCAGATGAACACAAATATGCAGGAACAGCAGACTTGGTAGTAAAGATGCACGGAGAAATATGGCTACTGGATATTAAAACATCCAATTCAGTCCACAAGTCTTTTGATTTACAGCTTTCAGCTTATGCAAAAGGTTTAGAAGAAGCAAAAGGAATAAAAATACAACGTACAGGGATAATATGGTTAAAAGCTCATTCTAGAGGTCCATCAAAACAGAAAAACGTAATACAAGGTAAAGGGTGGAAAGTATTACAAATAGATGAAATAGAGGAAAATTTTGAATTGTTTAAAATGATATATAAACTATATTCATTAGAGAACCCTAATACAGAACCTATTTATAATAGTTACCCTACAACTCTAAAATTATAATGTATGAAAAAGTTATTATTTTTACTAGTATTATTAACAGGATGCTCTTCTTTACAGGTAAGCACCTTAAATCACGATCCTAACTATAGCATACAAGGATCAGATGCAGAAATAATAGTAATAGATAATGAGTTTGAACTTCAACGACTATTAAGAACAGATTTTAATTTTAGATTTGACTTTGCTCAATATGCGTTAAGTCAACCCATATCATTTGATTGGAATAATCGTATTCTAGGTAACAGGTACAATAGGTATAATCCATACTACGGGTTAGGTTATAGTCCCTATTGGAACAGAACTCAAATGTGGAACGATTGGGCATGGGGTATCACACCTCATAGATGGTCACCATTTGGATACGACAGATGGGGGTATAATAACTACGGTTGGAATAACTACTACGGATGGCACAATTGGAACTATTATCCTAATTATAATAGAGGATGGAATGCAACATACATGTACGGTAGAAGAAGTGTTAATATAGTTCCTTCAGGTAGAAGATTAAGACAAACTACAAGAAGAACTCAAACAGTAGACGAGATTGCAGATATAATTAAACTAGAAGTAAGAAACCGAAGAACAAATAACACGACAGATGATAAAATTATCAACACTAATACTAGAGGACAGATCCGCACCCAAAGCAATAATAATGGCGGGAGGAGCAGGATCAGGGAAAACGTACCTACTCAACCAATTAGGACTAGACAGCCTAGTACAATTCAACCCAGACAAGTACGTGGAGGACAAAGACCACCCGTATTACAACAAACTAGGACCAGCAGCCAATCAAACGTCCAAAGACGCAATGGCAGCAGCAGAAGAAAAAACTAGCTTTGTTTGGGATACTACTGCATCCGGAGCAGGCTTCCAAAAAAATCTAGATAAATTACTTGCAACAGGCTACCAGGTCTATATGGTTATGGTGTATGCTCACCCTATGATTTCTTACGTTTCTAACTTTATGGCTAGGGAAAGAAATATTCCTGGCGATTCTGTATTTGCTACCTGGAGAAATGTGTATACTAAAATAGAAGACTTTAACAGACAGTTAAAAGGTAACTTATCTATCTTTGTAAGTGATAGAGGCGGTAAATATAAAAAAGAAGTTGAAGGATTTGATAAAGCTGCTAAAAGTGGCTTAAGTGGAGTAAAAGATTATTTAGAGAAATTTAATCAAGATAATAATGTCGGCGGCTCTTCCTTCTTTGTACCAGTAGAGATGACACCTGAAGAAGAGCAACAATTTATAAAAGATGTTGGTAGTATAGATTGGGATAAAGAAAATAGATCAGAAGACAAAGCAATTAAAACTGCATTTCTAAAAGCTTACAGAAAGAACGGAGCAGGCCCAGGACAGGATAAGCTTAAAGCAGCAGTTCAAAAGTATAGAGACAGCAATATAAAAAGAAAAGGAAAAGCAGATGAAGTTCTAGATAATATTGTAGATATGATATACAATCCAACATTTCAAGAAAAATTAAATCACTCCTCAGTAGGAGAAATAGACTCTAAAGTACAATCATTTTTAGCATGATAGCATTATACCCAGGCGCATATAAACCTCCTCATAGAGGACATTACAACGTAGTAAAGTCATTATTAGACGGCTCATATAACGGTTCAATATATAATAAAGATAATTACAAAGAAACTGGTGCTTCACTTCTAGGTGGCAGCAACGGTGAAAAACCGAATATAGACAAGGTTATAGTTTTCGTAGGAGCAGGTGAGAGAAACGGTATATCTAAAGATGAATCAATGTCTATATGGAATACTTATGCTAAATACTTAGGTAATGTTGAGATAAAAGACGGAGGGAGCAACCCAATGTTTGCAGCCAAAGATTATGCACAAGCTAACCCTGAACAAGAATTCGCATCAGTAACAGGAATAAGAGGTGAGAAAGATTTTGTAGATTTAAGGAGAGTTACTACTTATAAAAACGCTCCCAATGTTAAAGGATTAGCACTCGCAGCAAAACCTGGGTCAACAATTAGAGCAACAGATTTTAGAAACAATATACTATCGGGTAACTTAGATAAGATTTTAGATTTTTTCCCTAAAGAGTTATCTAGAGAAGAAATACTATCAATACTTACAGGTTTGAAAGATAAAATAGTAGCAGAAGTAATAAGCTCAAGTCTCAGCGGAATTATAGATGAATATTTTGCTCTTAACGAAAATAACGAAGTAGAACAATTAGAGGTAGAAATAAATGAAGAAGCAGGTAAGAAACTAGAATTAAAAGATTATATAACATCTTTGACTGAATATATGTTAGACCGTAAAATGAACATATTACCTTTACCGGAAATAAAAATTAAAAGGGACCCAATAGAAGCAAGTAACTTTTTCGGCAGAACTGCATATTACAGTCCATCATTAAAAGAGATAGTACTTTTCGCAGAAGGAAGACACGATAAAGATATCGTTAGATCTTTTGCTCACGAAATGATTCACCATATTCAGAACATAGAAGGTAGGTTAGGGCGTATAGGTACTTCAAATACAAATGAAGATGAGTACTTAATGGAGATAGAAAAAGAAGCGTACCTATTAGGCAACATAACTTTCCGTAACTGGGAGGATAGTTTAAAAGGTTTAGAAGAAGGTCTCTGGGCTAATATTAATGCTAAGAAAAAGAAAGGAAAGAAAGCTTCTCATAAAAACTCAAAAGCGTATAAAGCTGCTAAAAAAGCAGGAGACTCTTTAGAAAAGACTAAAAAGGAATCAATTGTAGGTGAAAATATTACAAAAACAGAATTAAACGCAATAGAAAAATACGCAGATAAACTTTTTATAAAGTTAGGGATAGATATAGAGTTTACAAAACACTTTTTGGACAGAGCTAACGATGACCGGAACGGTAAAACAATAACAGTACCAGAACTAATTGGTATGTTTAAGAGGTTACATAGAAAACATGGTAAACCTCTTTCAAGATTAGATACGGATATTAACGCAGTAGTAAAAGATTTCAACAATGATATTAACGTTCCTTTTGCAATTGATGTTACAGATGATGGTATAGATATGTACGCAAAGACTATAATGAGAAAGAAAGACTTCAAAACATCTACACCGGTTTACACTATATAGAAATAACAGTAAACAGTTGGTAGTTAGAAAAAAAATTCGTATATTAAGAAAGAATAGTATAAACTAAAAAAAGGTTATGAATACAAGTATAATAGATTTATTAGATGCACACCCACCAACAGTAGCAGAAAAAACATCAAAGTATAAGATATATTGCGATATGGACGGAGTATTAACAGACTTCGAAAAAAGATTCTTTGATAAAGTAAATGAGGTTGGTCCTGATCACTACCCACTTAAGGACATAAAAAAAGTAATTAAGCCAAAAGATTTTGAGGCAATATTCGGCATGACTGAATTCTGGAAATTTATAGACCAAATAGTTGGTGTATCATTCTGGGTAGGAATGGACTGGATGCCAAGAGGAAAAGAACTCTGGAGCTTTATATCTAAATACAATCCATCGCTTCTTACTTCACCATCAAGAGATAACACATCCAGATTAGGTAAAAACCTCTGGGTTAAGAATCAACTTACTCCAAAACCTAAAGTAATATTTGCATACTCAGCATATAAACAAAACTATGCTAACCCTAATGCTATACTCATTGATGATAAAAAGTCAAACATAGAAGAGTGGAGAGCAAAAGGCGGTATAGCGTTTAGAGTTAAAGGAGGAGACATAACAGAAGCACTAAACGGTCTTAAAGAGTTAGGATATGAGTAATAAACTAAAAAAAGAGTTTAAAAAAGCTGATGTAGAGCGCATGAGAAATCTTATTAAAAAAGATTATACTGCATCTACTAAGTCACAGATAGGGTATAAAAAAACATACACAGTACATAAAGAAGGTGAAGTTTGGGAAGAAAATGGAAAACAATGGGTAATAAAGAACGGGATAAAACAAAACGTTACCAAGTTTGACGCAGCAAAAAAAGCAATGCAGACTCCTCTTACCTGTCCTAAATGCAGCGGACCAATGAATTACTACCTGAGTAAAGAGACATATAAGAAATCAAAAATGTGTTTTAACTGTTATATGACATATACGGAAGAGCTCAGGAAAAACGGATTATTTGAAGACTACATTAGAAGTGTTAACAAGGGTAATATTAAATACTTTATCAAAGCATTTGAGCAAAAAATTGAGCATATAAACAACTCATCTAAGCAAACATTTGTAACAGAGCAAGGAGATATAGAGGACTGGAAAAGTAATGAAACGGAAACAAAAAGAAAAATTACTAAAGAATTACAGGAGTATATAGAATTTTTAAAACTTAAGCTAGAATAGACTATATTTATAAGATATATATACAAATTCTAGCATAGTTAATATGACACAAAAAGATTTACTTGAATCAGTACTTAAAGAATTAGTTCACATAAAAAAGCATATGCCTAACGGTGAACTAAAAATTATGCTGAAAGACGTTAAAGGACTGAAAGATGATATGTCGGATCTCAAGTATACATTACTAAACCCAGAAGACGGTACTATAGTTAAAACCAATCAAAACTCAGCTTTCCGTAAAAGGATGGAAGATAATGAAAAAGATTTTTTCAATAAACTTCAAGAAATACAAGATTTAAAAAAATGGAAAGATAGTGTACAGAAAGCTCTTTGGATTATATTTACAGTTCTCGCTGGTGTAGTAATTAAACTATTATCAGAAGTAATACGTATACAGTAATGAAACAAAGTACAGTAAGAGATATAGTTAAAGAGTCATTAAGAGATTGGTTTAAAAAAGAAAAATGGGTAAGAATATCATCTTCTGGTAACATAGCAGGAGACTGTGGTACTTCAAAGAATAAAAAAAATCCGGATAGGTGCTTGCCGAAATCAAAAGCACAGAGTTTAACAAAAGGCCAAAGAGCCGCTACTGCAGCAAAGAAAAAGAAAGCAGGAAGTAAAGGAAAGACAGTCGTGAAGAATACAAAAAAAGCAAAGGTAACAAAAGAAGATTTAACAAACCTAGTAGTAGGGATGGTAAACGAAATAAAAAACCCTCAAAACTTAATTAGCTTTGGATACGATTTAGACGCTATTGAGGACGTTGTTAACCACTTAAGAAGTAAATACAAACCTGGCGTAGATTATGAACTCCATATAGGAAGAGGAGACGATTTACCTAACGCTGTAACTATTTTGAATCCAAAACTTCATAGTGATTACGATTTGAACGATATGTTAAATTATGCACAAAGCGATGAAGATAGATACGATGCTTATACTGACGGTAATTTAAACGAGAAGAAAGACGATAGATGTACTAGATTAGCAAAACAGAAATACGACACATGGCCATCAGCTTATGCCTCAGGAGCAGTGGTAAGATGTAGACGAGGGGATATATGGAAAGAGAAATAACAGTAATATTAAAATGGCACCAAAACTAAAACCAAGTTCTAAAGAATATAAAAAAGACCGTAACGGTAGAATGACCAGCAAATGGGAATGGAAGCACTATACAGTTGCAAGTACATCAACAAAGGAGCTGTTAAAGCATCTCGATAGCCCTTCTATGAAGAGAAAAAGAAAAGTAATTAGTTTGGAACTTAAAAAAAGAAATGCAATATAACTAACATGAATAGGAACGATTTAAAAGATGTAATACTTGAGGTGCTATATGAAGGTCCACACGATCCGGTAAAACCGGGTATATTAAAAAAGAGGATTGGAAAACTATCTTGTTCAAAAGTACGTAAAGAAAAAAGTAAATTAAAAGATAAAGGAACACATTTTGCAAAAGCATTACAGAGGTACTTAAACTACCACTGTCAGTAATACAGAGATTTAATAAAAAGAATCTATTTATTTATATAGCTATAAAATTAAAAAACATTAACATGACCTATAAAGAGCTTAAAAAACGCTTAATTAAGGTAGAAACTGCTTTAAAAGATTTGAATACAAACACAGATTTAAAGCACTCCACTACATTTGTTAAGGAAACAACAGTTAAACTCACAACCCTTAAAGAATCCATTCTTAATAAACTCTCACTACTAAAAGAAGAAGATGGAACAGTCCGCACAGATGATGAAAGAAAAGCAGAGAAGCTTACTAAACAGGGAGTTAATGTAGACTTAGTAGATAAAATAGAAGAAAACGAAGAGAACAATGTAAACTTCTCAGTTGACGATATGAGAAGTATGATAACTCAAGTAGGTAGATCACTAACTAAATGTCTAAAAACACTAGGAGATGAAGTTGCAAGAATTAAAGCACATCGTTTAGAAGAAAATTCATTTGATATACATGTTACATATAAAGGTGAACAAGGAGAAGATGAATTTGCATTTCATATTCAAAACGGTAATCTTCATTTAGCTGATTTTTCTTTTAACAAAAAATTAGTTGATATAGGAGTGAAACCATCCGGTGAAGCATTTATAAATCAAGATGTATTAAAAAACGAACTTATTAAACACTTTAAATCAGTTGCATCGGTAAATGAAACTAAAAATATACTAAAAGAATTTACAGACCACAGCTTTAAAGGATCAGAAGTAATAGATGATGCTAACGAAAGAGGGCCTGATATGTTCGGTAAAGGTGTATTTGCTGACTTACTTCCTAAAGGAGTAGCAAGTGAAAATGCTGCCGTAGAAGCTTTAAAAGCTCATGATAAGAGTCCTATTAAAGCTAGAATGGGAAGGTATGCACCAATGTTTGTACACGTTCAGTATCATAATTTAGAGCACGAAGGTGAAAAATACCAAATGCATCAAACACAGTACTATAACAGTAACTTTAAAGACAAAGATCCTAACTTTAACCCTGGAGTATCTAAAATTACTTTATTTAAAGACCCAGATGGAGAAGATACTAATCTAGGTACTATAATTGTTAAGACAGATGAGTACGTTCAAGATCTTAGAAATTTACCTGGATTAGGTAAAAGAGTTAGTGAAAATTTAAACGAATTAGATGCTGATAACTCAAAAGCTTTAGTAAAGAAAGCAGTAGCAGATATTAATGGAGCAATGTTTAAGTTTAGACATTCAAATCCATTAAAGATGATCGCTGCTAAAGATAAAGACTTAAAGGTTAAATTAGATTCAATGCATAATGCTATATTTGACTTAGAAAAAGTATTAAAAGCTAAAGATTTATTCGAAGCTACTAGAAAGGACTTAGGAATAGGTTCATCAGTATCTAAACGTAGAGCTAAAGCAGAGCTAAAGAAACCTGGAAATGATGGTTCTAAAGTATACGGATTAGATAAAGACGGTAAGAGGGTTCATATTAAAAGCATTAATGACGTAGATAAATTTAAGAAGTTTGAATTAGATGCTGATATAGCTGAAGGTAGTATGTTAAAGGAATTTGTAGGCAAAGAATTAGAAGATAGAAACGAACCTTTATATGATGCATTAGTAGCAGGGCAAGGTAAATCAGAAACAGTAGAAGGTGAAATGCTACGAGCTATAAATAGAATAGCTTACCGTTTCTACAATGATGGAGATAAATACTTTCAAGGGTATGGGACAGAAACTGCAGGACCTGCCCACTCATTTTTAGTTAATGCCAATCATCCTTTAAAATCAGCAATGATTAAAGTATTAGATGAACCCTCTGGAGATAGTTCTTATGAAAGAATGCTCAAAGATGCTTTAGATATGATTTTAGATTATATTGAATCTAGACAAGGTAAATATACTCCTAATAACGTAGGTGATATATTTGATTATGAACCTGAATTTGAAGATGATGAAGATGATTACGATGATGATCCTTGGGGATATAATGACGAAGAAGAAGAAGATTACTACAATGAAGTAAAAGGAAAGAAACTAAAAGAGTCTACAGACCTTTATCAAGATTCTTATTTTACATTCACAAGATATGCAGGAGGCAAAGTAAACGGACCTAGCTTACAGATTACAGTGCCGAAATTAAATGGCAGTGGTTTTGACTATATACAAATCCCCGGAAGAGAAGTAAAGAGATTTGCACAAGGTGCAGTAAAATCTGCAATGGAATTCAAAGATATAAACTACCAGGGCATAGACGACAATAAAAATAATACTAGCAAATAAGATATGCATAAATTAGAAAAACTAATACTAGAAAGCTATGCTGAAGTTTTAAGAGAGGACAAAAAAGTGCTTCGCTTAGACGACTTAACTCCTGTAATGAGGAAAGCACTAGAAAAGAGATACGGTAAATCGGTAGATCCTGAACAGGATTTTGTTAGTGCAAACTTAGAGACATACTACTTTACTCATAAAATTAATAAAGAAACAAACTCGGTTGATCACAAAGTATATGATCTCCCTTCTTTTCAAAGCCTATATTTCGGATACTCAGATATAATAGATGATGTAAGACAGTTAATGAACAGTGCCGATGTTAGAAGTGATAAAGCTGCAAGAGAGTTATTTGAACTGATCAAATCTAATTTTAGACAGATACAAAAATACCTCAGAACAGAAAGACCAGATCAATATGAACTTATGAAATCAACTAGGTCTTTAGAGGAGAACATATCAGCTCTAAAGGAATATAGGTTATCAATAGGGAGTAAAGAGGTAGCTAGAATAAATAAAGTAGGCCTAGACCCCGAAGACTGGACAGTAACTTTTGTAGACGGTACAGAAGAACCTTACATGAACCACTTAAGAGAAGTAACTGATATGAATGACCCGGTTATGGTAAAGATAAGGCAAGCTAAGATGCATTCAGATAAAATGAAAAAATTAGATGCTTATTCAAAATCCCCTGAAGGTAGAGCTGCTGTAAGAACACAAGCTAGTGCAGAAAGAAAAGAACAAAAAGCTAGAGAGATAGTTCGTAAGTTAAAAATCAAAAGAGCACAAGTAGAAAGAGAAATGGAAAACGATCCAGGTACCGAACCTCAAGGTGGTCCAGTATCAGATATGTACGGAGATCAATTAAATAAAATTGACAATGCTATTGAAAAAGCAGCAGGCATATACAATAAGAGAATGACCTACGACCAAGCAGTTGGTAAAGTTACTGAGATATTTGCTGATAGTACGTTTATTGATAAGCATAGAGATAGCGTAGTTGCTCATATAGAAGAGTTACTAGATGATATGGGAACATCAGAAGTTGCAATGGAATACCTTGGATGGTCTGAGGAAGAAGCAGAAGATGCTGACCACACTGTAAGAGCAGATGCAGCTAATAAGATTGCTAACGATCCAGCATTAGCTTCAGAGTTCCTAGATAAAGACGATATTGAAAAGATAAAAGCAGCTAACCTAAGTGAAGGTGAAGGAGATGATCATCACTACATTAAAGTAAAATTACACGATTATAAGAAAGCTATGGCTATCTTAGATCAAAACGTAGATCCAACTTATGTTAAGATGGAGGTTGTTGACAATGACGGAAACGGTAATGTTATTATCTACTTTATATTTAAACATGAAGCCGGTTTCGACGACATGTATGATGACTCAGAAAACCCAGATTCAGAATTTTATCAAGAACCAGACGAAGATCCACAAGCATTCGTTTACGATGTAGTAATGGACTTAGGAGCTAACGATATAACTGTAGTAGATTCTTCCACAGAGATGGATGAAATATTAAAGGAAGAAGAAAACAGCGACTCAGGAAAGCTAAATAAAATACAAACTTTTGGAGACCTACAGAAATTTATAAAACTTACTAAAACTAAAATAGTAGCAAAAAAAGTAGGTGGAGCACTAGATGCAGCAATAGGTTTTATACCTGGGATAGGAAACGTAAAAACAGGTATAGATGTTATTAGAGCTTTAGCTAAAAAACAAGATGGTAAAACAACCAATACGTTTTTGGATAAAATGGATGTTGATGATAAAGCATCTGCAATAGTAGACGATAAAGTTGAAGCTAACTTTATTAACTACATGCATAAAAGAATAGAAGATCAAGATGCTAATACAAAGTTACCTAGTAACTTTAATATGAACAGTTACTTTAATGACTTCTTATCAGCTGAATACGATAAGAGAACTATTGACGGAATCAATGAAGAGATAGGATCAGAAACAATTTTAGAAGATGCTACGGATATAATGTTAGAAAAATTTCCTACACTAAAAGCAGTGTTAATAAGACTTCAAACAGAAGACTTTAAAGAATTTGTTAACAAGATTGATTGGATATCACCGAGACCAACGGAATTTAGAATTAACTTAACCAATGGACAGGATTACATTTTGAAGTGGACAGGTAAAGGCTTTGAAGCTCAGATACTGGGTAAAAGATACTTCTTAAATAAGATAAATGAATTTCAACAAGCATTGGATAAGTTAGCAATTTTATATAAGGAAGGTCCAATGGGAGAACCAGAAGAACCAGCAGAACCAGCCCCAGAAACAGATAGTGGATCATCAAGCGGAAGTGGCGGAGATTTTCCTGGAGAAGAAGGAGGAGGAGATTCCGGAGAAGATACCCCAGATGGAGATGATACAGCAGATGCAGGAGAAGAAGAAGGAGCTGATTTAACAGATGAACCTGTTGATTTTGAAGAACCAGCAGAAGAACCAGAAGCATAATAAAAAAATAAAAAAATAAAACAAATACAATGGACAATTTTGACTTAAGAAAATTTTTAGCTGAAAATAAAAAAACAGTTATTGAAAACCAAGATCATAGTGATGAAGAAGCGTTAGATCTAGTACCGGACCTTGATAAAGGAGGTAAAAATTATAGCGATAACGGGTACGAATCTTACAAACTGCAAGTTAAAGCAGGCTACCAGATCCCTGAACCTTACTCACTGAAGAACTATAAAAATGCTGCCGAGTTAAATAAAGAACAAGCTAAAGACGAAGGACATAGAATAGGTAAATACGTTGTTGAACTTGAAGGTCAAGAATTAGAACAATTTGTTAACGACTGGATGAAAGCTTGGAATGAAGAAATCTCAGGAGGAGAAAAAGCATAGTAATAGTAACTAGCATAGAA